TAGAGGCGCTGCGTGTCCACCAGAAGCAACAAGTGCCTGGCTTGAAACAGCGTTGATCTTGATCGAGTTAGACTCTGCATCGGTTGAGAGGGTGCGATCCTCTGGGAACGAGGTGGTTACAGATGCAACAATGTGCTGCTCTCCGTCTCCTCCGTTAACACGACGAAGCGAGTGGATTCGCTTTTCCATAGCCTGAGCTACTTCGTACATGTCGTTGATTGTGCTACCAGCTGTGTAACCAGGAATGTCAGCACCAGCAGTAATTGCTACTGGAACTTCGGTAACCTGAACAACAGGCTGGCGGTCAGCTGGGGCCTCGAAAGGCTGTTCGGCTGAAGCGGTCACTGGGGCCTGCTCTTCCTGCTCTTCTACAAGAGCGATTGATGATTCAATGTTTTCGTTGGTTGTTTCTTCGGTTGATAGTTCAGAACCGTCTTCCTGATTTGTTGATGCTTGTGATGCCTCTGCTTCAACTTCTGAGTCAGCTGAGAATTCAGCTTCCTCGGAAACTTCTGCACTTGCTTCGGTTGCCTCTGCGGTGTCAACAGTAGTCTCTTCGACCACTGCCTCTACCTCGACTGGAGCCTCGGCTACAGTCTCTTCTGCAGAAAGCTCTGCTTCCGGAGCAGCGACCTCTTCGATAGCTGTCTCAGGTGCAACAGCCTCGGTAGTCGACTCTTCGGATGCGGATGCTGCGATAGTTTCATCTACAGACATTTCTTTCTCCTTCTTCTTGTCTTCTTCCTCGACCATTTCCTCTTCGACTTCCTCGGTTTCCTCTACTTCTTCAGAAACTTCTTCTACAGGTGCATCCTCAGATACATCTTCTGTAGCAGGCATTTCTTCAGCAATAGGCTCTTCCATGGACTCATCTTCGGTCATAGCCATATCTTCTTCTTGCATGTCTTTAGCTTCACCCTTAACACGAGCGGTAGCTTCCGCTGCCTTAGCAGCAAGTTCTGCTGCTAACTCTTCACGACGAGAAAGCTCGCCGCGAACCATGTCAATAGAGTCTGCTAGAGACTGCATAGCATCAACTGTTTCAGTAGTCGGGTCTTCGCCCTCAACCATTTCGAACTGGCTGACGATATCTGCCTGTAGTTCAGCGAGCTGTTCGTCGCTTAACTCAGACATTGCGTCTAGCTGAGTTTTAATTTGGTCGTACACTGTACCTCCTAGGCCAGTTGTTGTCGGACGCATTTTACGTCCTGTTTAATCAGTCAAGGTGGAGGGACCCAACACACGTCGGCGTGAGGCGCTCTACCTAGGTATAATTTTACCTTACTTTTTAGGTAAGGAGTCGGAGTAGCTTGCTCATCTCAGACTGAACTTCACCCTGAGAGTAGACGTCCGCTCCGGACATATAGGACCTCAGGCTTTGCGTGGCAATGTCCGCGTCCTCTTTACCAATCTTGGCTTCGACCCTCGTAATCATTTGTTCGATTAGGTCTTTAAGCCCAGTGGGCAAATCACTAAATTTTAGCTTGCTTGCCTCTTTACCAAAGGGTAGTGGCAGGTTTGCAATTGTCTTACCAAGCTCTGCAGCTGTCAATCTGACGTTTTCTAGGGCTCTAGCGTTTAGGGCACCTGAATCTAGTCGGTCTATCATTCCCAATAGTTCGGTGCTAGCTCCAACTGAATTTGCGTAATCTCCGGCAAAGTCTAGGTTTTCGGCTTGCTCTGCTTTTTTGAGGGCTCTAGATAGTCCAGCAACACCTAAGTCCTGCTTTAAGCGGGCCAACACTGTGCGGTACTTACCCTTAGCATCTCTAGGCTGATTTACCCCTGACACATACTTAGGACGACCATCTTCGTCCCTATCTACGGTAGGGGCTTCACCTTTTTTTACTTCTTCAGCTGCCTTAATCTCTTCTTCAGTCTGCTTGTCAGCTTCTGCCTTAACGTCTATCAGTTCTTCAAGATCTTCGTCAGTAATCTCTTCTTCTGGCAGGGCAAACTCTGAGATCTTCGATCTCATTGAAGCAACGATAGACATGGCTTCCGCTGATCCAGCGTTAGCCCAGTTGTCTGGGATCAATGATTGCTTTTTTAGAGCACGAGCACGCTTTACGATGTGCTTACGAACAGATGCTCTTTTTGACTTCTCTGCTCTACCATAAGCCCGTATTGCGTTCTTTAGATCTTCTTCGTTTCGAATAGGGTAAGAACCGTCAGGTAGAGCAAAACCTTTTTCAGACAGCTCTGCTCTTTCTTCTTCAGTAAATTTAGCAAGCTCAGTAATTGCAGAAGCAACTAGAGCTCTTTCTCGTAGCTCATCTGCTTTTCGTGTGGCCGAGTCAAGTGCAAATGCTCTAGCAGCTTTTTTAGCAGTACGAACTCTGCCTTTAAGGTCTGGAGAGGTTGATGCAAGCTGCGAAAGTAGAAGCGCCCTAGTCGCAAAGTGCTCTACGTGCTCACTCTTAAGAATTGCCATGTAGTTAGCACCAGCAGCAACCAAAGCCATAATCTTTCCAGAGGCAACTAGCGCACGAGCGATAGGGAATCCTGGAACGTTAACCTGACAAACTGCAACAAGCTCTAGAGCGCCGTTGATTGGTCTCCAGTCACCCGAAGGGGCAGAAGCACGTAGTGCACGGATCTGCATCTCGCTTGCATCTGGACGCAGTGAGCCGCATACGTAGATACCAAACTCATCTTCTCCGGCATGTACGTCTGCGATTGCAGAAGCTGTGTCGTCGTAGTGCTTAGCAGCCTGAGATGCGCTAGCGTGTAGGTCTGCGTGACCGCCAGCAAGAGTTAGCTGTCCAACTGGAACATCCTTGCCTGCATCAGTCTTAACTACTCCAGTGTGGAAGTATGCGTACTTGCTACGAGAGCGCGGTGGACGAGTTGAGCGAGGCATACCAATGTGGTTTACGTGCCATGCTGCAATGTGTCCGTAGATGCGACCGCTTGGGTCTACAGTTAGAGGGGTTGGCTTAGTTAGCTTAGGGTCTTCAAACCACTCTTGTGGTGGTAGTACAGGTATCTCTGAGTCTAGAAATCCTGAAGCTAGTAGCGGCTCAACGTCAGTAAAGTCTGTGACAGACTCTTCATATACGCCATCTTGTGGGGTCATGTTTTCCTCCTGATCCCCCTCGGCATTAAGTAAAATAGAGCATTCTTGGAATGCCGGCTTAGCTACAATTGTAGCAGCCATTACGCGTGCCTTATTTATAGTGAGTTTGTCTTTACCGATTTCTTGCTCGTCATCGCCATCTGCAAGTTCAGATTTAGGCTTTTTATCTTCTTTTGCCTCAAACTGATCTAGGTCAACGGATACACCGCGAAGGAACCCGTTTCTAACAAGACGCTCTGCTTCTTTTCCATACGGGCCGTCGTCAAATACTCCTGACGCATTTCCTAGCCCGCCTTCAATTCTTTCTATGGTGTTAATTCTTCCAACTACTACAGAGCCATCGTGCCCTGATCCAGTTTTTATCTGCCAAAGTAGAGGGACTGGCAGGTCTCGCAGCGAGATAGAGCCCTTACGGAACTTCCTACCGTCTCCAGACTCTACTTCTTCTGGAACTAGCATTGGAATTGTGAAGCTTGAGCCTTTACCAGTTTTAATGGATGCAACTAGTCCAATTTTCTCTCGAGCATCTTTAGCTGCTGCTGATTGACTAGATCTTTGAATCATAGTCTCATCAAACGCTTCTTCTGAAACGTACAAGTTAGTCAAAGTACTAAAAGACTTATCTTTCTTACCAGGGTTTAATTTGCTCCCGGTGTATACACCAGTTGCATCCTTGTGGCGAAGCTGGCAGTAGCCCTTCGCACGAGGGCCCATGTACTTAGAGAGGTTGCGGACGCAGCGGGTCCAGTCTCCGGGAGTACCCCAGCGGATCTTGGCAGCACCCTTACCGGATGTCCAGTAGCGTCGAAGTTCTTCGGCATTGCCTCGGTTACGGTCTAGTCCACCAGCAGCCAGAATTGGCTCTACAACTTTTTCCCAGAACAAGAAGAATGGCAACCCAGTTGCAACAACTGGAGCTTTGCCATCAACCTGCAAGAGAACATCGTTCAAGATATCTTTGTCAGTTAGAGCTGCAACCGGTGGTGGCGAAGCTGACTTTAGATCGCGCAGAATTTGAGGATTTGGTACCCACTTCTCGTCTTCTCTGACATAAGTAGTAGGCTCGGTAGATGATTTAGACGCAGGTACTATTGCTACTAAGTCCATAACCGCTTCAAGGTCGTCTGGAGATACTATGGCTAAGTATTTAGCAGGAACATCTGTAGTCTCTGGGGTTAGAGCTTCCTCTTTCTCAGCCGAAGCTAATATAGACGCCTCTTGAGCTACGTCTGAGCCCCATCTCTTTTGCACCCTATCTTTGTCCGCCTTATCGTAAGGTTTGTAGGACTGACGCATGCGTCTGACATAACTAGGAAAGTCGTCAAGCATAAGTTGAAGCTCGTCTGAAGTCATAGGGGGCAGCGAGCCCGGAAGGTGTGCCTTTGGCATATTAATTGGTGTTCTAGGTTCCCCAATTATGCCGGACAAATCTAAAGGTACATCTTGAAGTTTAGGTGTTGCTATAGGGCCAGGGATATTTTTTAGTGGCTGGCTGAATTTGCTATCAATAGTTACAGTTTTTCCACTGTCTAGTTTAACGTCGACTAACCCATTTTTTGCGTCTAGTTTGGTTATAGTTCCAGAGCCTCTTTGTATGTCTCCGCCCACGGCCACTCTCTGACCTACAGTAGCAAATCTTCCAGTAGCGTCTCTTACCTGCTTTGATGCATTCTCTGAACGCTCGTCTTCGGTGTAGACACCGTCGCCTTCCCCTGAAAGAGGGACACCGGCAGAAGTTATAACTCTGTCTATGAAGTCAAAATCTTCTTCAGCTAGAGCGTCGTACATCATCTGAGTTTCCTCAGGGTCAATCTCCTCTAGAAGTACTGGAGTGAAAGGGCGCTCTTGTAGGAATGCAGAGATAACTACAGCAGAAGAAGGGTCCACCAAAACATGGGTCTTCTTTACTAAATCGTCTGGATTATCTAGCTCTGAGTCATAGAGATAGACATCTCCATCGACGTCTCCCATGTTGTCCCAAACGGAACCATCCCAGACATAAATCTGACCATCAATGTCTATTTTGTATAGTCTGTCGATTCCAGAGTTGTCTAGACGAACTCGGCACATAAACTCTGGACCAACGTTCGGGTCTAATTCATGCGCCATTTTGAAAGCGTTTAATTCGCTCTCTGGCTGTAAATCTTCTACACCGTATATGCCAGCAGAAGCAGTGGTAGATTCTTTTTTATTTACACGTTCTACAATTGCAGATGCCCAACGCTGTCCAGCGTCTCCGCCCCAGAGTGCCCATGCAATACGACCGTTAGAAGGAAACTTGTCTTCGCCTGGTGCCCAGCCCTTACCCTTTTTATCAACTTCGTGACGAGGGAAGTATTTAGCAATGTGACGAATTTTCTCAATGCCAATCTGTCCGCCCTTAGCAAGAGTGCGTGCAGTATTCAATCCAACAGGTGTACCACCGCGCTTGTACTCTTTACGCCATGCAAGAGCTTTTTTTGCTTCGGCCTGAACTCCACCTGGGATTGTATACATACGAGCATCGGACATATTTATTCTCCTGGAATGCTTTCGGCTTCTTCGGCGCTCATGTACTCTCCAGAGTTGACCAGCTTGCAGGTTTCCTCTAGGTCAGCTCTGGTCAAGTCTTCGCCTCTAGCCCAGTCTTGGACTAAGTCTATTTCCCAGCTGTCTTCGTCGTCTGGGTCTGCAGATCCGCTGCCAGGAGTGTCGTCTTCGTTAGACCAGTCGTAAGACCAGATTTCGTAGTCAGGGGAGTAGTATTTTGCTAGCATGTCTCTGGTACCCATGGTCCATTTTTCGCCTTTAGCGCGGACAGTGTTACCAAAGATGGTATACATAGATACGTACTCGACCTCCCCGCTGTCTTTATTTACATAGAAGTAAATAGTGGGTTCGAGAGAGACGTTGAAAGTTTGCTCTTCAGCCATAATGTCCTGATCCTATTTCTCTACTAGCTAGTTGGATCTAGCTATAAGTTTATCATACTATTAATTATTGTATGTTTAGTGCTTTTTTAAAGTAGTAGTCGTTGTACTGGGGGAAAGTAGCGCACAGCGACGAGAGCTTTTCTAGCGGTAAGGTCCTGATGTCCAGCTTCTGATATATAGGACCGTCATCAGTCTCTAGGGTGATGTTTATCATGTAGAAGCCTTCAGGCTCTTGCTTATCTAGAGGACGTGCTAGACGCTCCTCTTCTGCCTTACGGTACTTAGCAGAGAGCTCATCTGACAGGGCATAAAACTCTTCTTGATCTGCCTCGGGCCACTCTTCAATATCGTCTGGTAGCTGCCTAGTCGATATAAAATTAAAGTATAAGTCTCTATATTCGCTTAATTCGTTCAATTCTTCAGCTCCATAACTGCACTCCAGCCTCTCGCAGTAGCCACCATAATGTGCCTACCAAGGGTAGAAAACTTCTTTCCCTTGTCTTTTTTATTGCCTCTGCCTATTTCTGCAATAAGTTTAGCTGTAACTTCTACTCCGTTTTTGTCCGCTATTGACTTTAGTTGGTTGAGAAGATCATTACTGATTACCCAACCGTTTCTTCTTAGTTCAGCGATTAGCTGTAGCAGCGAGGTTTGGTCAGAGTTTGTTTTTCGTGCAATTTCTCTGCTGACTTCCATAAAGTCCATAGAATTGTATCTTTCGCTATCTGCAGCATATTCGCTTAAAGCAGCATAAGCAAGCTTAACCCTCTTGTGATACATATCTCTTTCTGCTGAATCTGCAAAATCAAACCCTTGAAGAGCCCACATGTAAGCGCCGTTTGGGTAGCTATCGGTGGCAGCTGCAGATGTTTTTATTCTGTCTGCTCCTATAGATTTATAGTATTCTACCGCTGCTTTTGTGATCTTTTCCCCCAGGCCGAGACCTTGAACGCTGTCACCAAGCTTAAAAGATAGATGGCTGACTGTAATTTCGCCAGTATTTGGATCTACTTTTAGAGCTCTAGACATTCCAGATCCTCCAGTATCCCGACCCTGGGAATCTAGTACGCTTGCCTCCCACGATAGAGTTACGCCAAGATGCCTACTACTTCCTTTTCTATTTAATAGGGTCCTTAGATCTGCATTTTTTGTGTTATTACCCTTTGAAGTCATCTTTACGGTGTACCCGCCCAAATCCGCGTTTTCGTTTAAGTATTTTTCTAGTCCGTCTACAAAATTATCATTTTGGAAAATTTTTGGCAAAAGGGTCTCTAAGCTTAGTTCTTTTATTCCAACTTGGTTTTCTAAGAAATCTCTAAATTCTTTAGAAGCCTGCCCTGAGCCCAGGTACTTAGCAAAACTTTCGGCAAAGTGCTCACGAATGTTGTTTTCACCGTACTCTGAAACTTTTCTAGCCTTGACTTCAGCATAGGCTTCAGTGCTTGAGTTGTTGCTCCACCCCCAGGTGACGCCCAAAACATTGCTTTCAACTGTGTGGCCGTACTCATGTAGAACTGTCTCAACTATAGGATCTATCCTGAAAGCAGACGGTGTTTTAGAAGCGCTTTCGTGGTTGATAATAATCGTATTATTTGTGACTGTAGACGCTATAAGGTCTAGAGATTCATTTTCATTAGTCATAGGCACAACGTTGCCGTACGTGTTTGTAGCTATGTTGACTCCCTGAACCCCCGAGAAGCCGTCTTTTTTAACCAAAGTAGTTACTCTTGTGTACTCAGCTGAGGCCAATTCGTTAGTTGCGCTAATGACTAACGAAGTCTTTTCAGGCCTGAGGCCGGTTGGAGTTAAATTATTTGAATAAAAATTATTTAAAACTCCTACAGAAGCCCTATAAGGAGACATATCTACCGAAGGAGTTATGAACCCGTTTTTAGTTTGTTCAGTTCTTGTAACCTTGAAAGGCACTCGAATGGATCCAAAAGGCGAAACACTCTCCGAGCCCGAACTAGGTGTAAATTTTACCCCTCGCTCAAGGATACCGTCTACAGTTTCGTCAATCGTGAGATTCGGGTCGTCTGACCTAAGGAACTGGACAAAAAACGCTAAACTTTTTTCAAATTGCTCATTGTAAAAATTTGAACTGGGATTTTTTGCTCCAGCAATTTTTACCACAGCGCGAGCAAAACTTAAGTCTTGCGAGTCAAACGCCGCATTTCTTAGGATTGAAATGCTAGAGGCTGGAACTTCTTCGCCTAGGGAAATAGAGTTTTTATCTAGCTGATAACCGGTGCCAAGAAGGTCTCTAGCCGGGAAACTCGAGATTTGCATCGCTCTTCGGTGCATCTCATCGCGCAGTAGGTATGCTCTTTTTGCAGCTGCTTCTAGGTTAGCTTCATAAGTAGCTCCACCATATCTACTTAAGTTTGCAAACTCTGGTAGGGCCCTTACAGCTTTAGAATCTATAAACTCAGGGATGACTGCATTTGGTAGGGCTCTAACTTCAGAAGGGACGTCTTCCCAATCAGGTAAATCAAACTCGACGTCCGAGTCAGGATTTACTTGTACTTCTCTGAATGAGATGAGCCCCTGAGAGGGGCCTAAACTTTTTTTGGTGTTACTTCCGTACCTAAAGCGTAAGCAACCTGGTTTTCGGTACCGTCAGGCGATGTGTATAGGAACGCTAGCCCCTGAGTGCCATTACGAGAAGTAGTCGGTCTGATTGCTTTAATTATTCCAAGAGGAGCGCCATTTGACTTACTGTAGAGCATCTCACCTACAACAAAGTCATCGACAAGCATTGGAGGCGGTGCCGGATCTGATATTACAGTGCCAGCACCTGGAATTCTTCTAGGTCGAGAAGTGCTAGGTGCCTCTGCAAGTCCACTGTCAATTCTAGCCTGGCGCAGCTCTTCACCTAGAAGATTAGGTCTGTATGCGGTAAGAGGGGTGCCCTGAGACAGCATGATTTTTAGCTTGATAGCATTTATTCTTATCTTCCGGCCGTTAGCATCTGTAACAATAACATTGTCGCCGTAGTCGTACGAGTCCCTATCGTTGGGGTTAGAAGTAGTGTTCTCGACTAAATCAGTGACCTTGACTATAGAAGTTTGCCCAACGTTGTTGGTGTACTCTACAGTCATGCCTCGTTCAATAGTTCTTGTTCTATCTTTAGATGCATATCTAATAGATCTAACCTGAGGATCAGTTCCTCTGTAGATTCCGCGCATACGCTCAGACGCAGAAGTTACGTAGCCGTTAAAAGCGCGCTCCATTTTTTTGCTGGCAGTAGGAAACTTTCGTCTAAATTCTGAACGAATAGCTTTTCTAGCGTTTGCATGAGACTTTTCGCCAAGTGGAATTCTTCCAAAGACACCGTATAGGGTTTGGTAGAACATGTCTTTAAGCTCTACATCTCGCTCTTCGCTTGTTGGGCCCGACTTAAATAGTTCATCAAATGCCTCCCATAGCGACGGGATAGCGCTGTTTTTAATTCTCTTGGTTTCTTTTTCTAGAACTGCGGCTCTACCTTGAGCAAGACGAACGGCGTTGTCACCAATTTCTTCCATTTTTTTGCGGTCACCAGTACCAGACCTAAACCATCTGGATCTTTTAAATAAGCTGTCAGATTTTTGATACCTAGTGTTACCGAATTTAAAGTTTTCCGGTAGGCCCCAATTTTTTCCTTTTCGATCTACCCTACCGAGCAGTCTGTCCAATAGCCCTTCGGGACCGTTTGCCTCGCTAAATAGTGCAGTTACCGAGTGCCTATCGTCTTTGTGCTGATACTCTACATAGTCTTCAGGGTTTGCAGGATTGTAGAACCTGAAGGAGTATACGATAGCCCTCTTACCGGAGTTGCTGGCTCGGAGCTCAAAAATCTTTCCGCTCTTTGTATCTACTTGGCGGTGCAAAATTAGTGAGCCGTCAGGAGCAAATTTAGCGTTAGGGAACGCCTTAGCAAGAGCAGCTAACATCGCAAAAGGATCTTCTGCGTCTACAAGATTGCCATTTTCGTCAACGTATTTTGCAGGAGTGCCATCAGGATCTAGAAGAGGTGACAAGCTCATTCCTCGAGCTGCAGCCAACTCTTCGTCTGTTAGCGTAGGGAGATCAAAGTTAGAGCCGTCATCTAGTCGATCTTCAGGCGGGAAGTTGGCCGGGGCTAGACCATCTGGGGTCATGACAACAGTTAAACCGTCTTCAGGGGCCATCTCTCCAGGCTCTACAGTTTCAGGATCTACTCTCGGGGCCTCCGGGGCAGTTACTTCCGGAGTAGGTGCTTCGGGTCTAGAGGCCGGGGCTTGCGGACGCTTTATCTGTCCACGCCGTCCAGTTGCAATATTTAATTTGTCCCTCATGCTTACGGAAAGCTCTTCGATGCTTCCGTCAGAGTTCTGTACTCTAACCTTAGCTGGAACTCCGGTGGCAGCGTTTCCTAATTCAACATCTAGAATTGTTTTTTCTGATCCGTCTTCACCTAAAACAATATCTCCACGGTCAAGATCAAAAGGGACTTTTTGAGTCTTAGCGGTTTCTCTAAAAGATATTAAAGCTTCCTGCTTTTTAAGAACTGAATCTAGATCTGGAGTAGTGTCGCCGTCAAAAGCCACATCTGCCATTAAGTCTTTAACTACATCATCGGCCGGGTCGGAGTTAGCTATCTCTGAAGGAGTTAGCTGACCGACTTCGTCTGCCCAAGCGGCGACTTGATTTCCATTTTCATCGATCTTAGAGCCAGCACCGGTGTCAGCTAAAGTTCCGCTATTGAGTCTGGCAATTAAGTCTGCTCTTTTTAGTGCAGCACCTTTTGGTTTCCCATCTTTACCGCGTAAAAACCATTTACCATCTTTTTTAATTATTTGACGCCACACTGGGCCAAACGGTCCGGTGTAGCTGTCGAGGGATGGGTAGAACTGAGCTCTCTGATATTCATCTAAAACGGTGCCGTCTGGTAGCTCAGAGAAGTCTTTAGTGTTGCCGCGACCATAAGCTGTAGGCTTTTCTTTTCTTAGTAGTTGGCCTTTAGTAGCTTCCTGAGCCTTCTTTGCTAGCTCTGGATCTTGTTCAAAACTAGGGCTAGTATTTTTGTCAAACTCGTCTGGATCAACACCTGACTCACGGAGAAGTTTCTTTACTTCCTCTGGGTTTTCAGATTCGAAACCAGCTGGCAAATCTGCAACTGGAGACTTCTGTCTTCCATCCTGCTCGGCTTCGCGCTCTTCTGGAGTTAGATCACCCTGAGCTAGACGACGATCTTCTTCTGTAATTTCTTGAGAACCAGAAAGCAAATCTTGTAGCGCTGGTAGTTTGGAATCTTCTAGAGTTCTTACTGGCTTACCGAACTTGTCTTTTCTAGCCGCTGGCGCACCCGCTTTAGATTTAGCGTTTGGAATAATTGCCTTGAACTGCTGCAAGTTTCTTGACTCTACTTGATAGACGCCAGCCTTTAGTCCAGACTCGGTGTCTTTTGAAATTAAGACTCGGGCCATTCCAGGACGACCGCCAGGTCCTACATAAACTCCACGCTCAGTAGCAACAACTAAGTTACCGCTTCCGGTACGAAAGCGGAACAATACGTCCGCGCCCATCTCGATCCACTGACCTTCGTCGTCACGTGGCTGGATTCTCCAGAAGCCTTTGTTAGCTCCATCGTTAAATCCGATACTAGAAATAATCGGTTCGAATTCAGGGTTTTTGCCGTCGAGCATTAAGGGTCCTCTGCGAATAAAATTATAGAGCTAACTAAAATTTTACCCTAATAATATTTAGCTGACTTTAGGGTATTTTTCTGGTAAGGCTTTTATTTGAGCTAGAGTGCTATCAGATAGCGCTCCACTAGAAATAAGAGCACGGACTCTAGTTGCTGCATGCAAAGAATCTACTTGGTCTAGCTCGTCATTAAAGGCATTTGCTATTGCATCTCTAGAAGATTCGGACAGCTCGGAAGCACCGGCAATCCATGTTGCAGCTGCCACTATGGAAGACTGCCTGCCTGGGTGGCCTTCAGCTGTCAACCCTGCGTACTCGGAGAAGTCATCTGAGACGTCTTCCACAGAGCCTGAAGTAGCGTACTCAGCGAAAGCGTGTAGCTCCCACAGGATGGCAGAGTATATTTCCTCGTCAGACAAGTCGCTGTACCTTTCAAGGGCACTTCGGGCTACTGAATAGGCAGCTTCTTTAGTAATATGACGAGCGGACCCAAACTGAGAGTTAAAGTCATCTACAAGCATGTTAATTGTGGCAGCTGACGGTACGCAGTTAGGTACGCGCTTACCGTTCTTCTTTTTCATTCCAACCTGGACGTATCCGGACCAGCAAGGGTCATCTGCATCTTTTTTAAGGTTAGCTTCAGACTCGGCTGCCGCTATTAGCGATAGCTGTTTATATACTTTTGCCTTAATCCCACTGCCACCGTTTTTTACTTTAGTAGCGCACCTGTGGTGTCCATCAACAAGATACATTCCAGAGTCATCTCTGTAAACTACTACTGGCTTTTCATAGTCAGCAGCTTCTTTGAAGTTTGAAGAATCGACGGTCTCTTGTGTTGGAGTTAGGTCATAGATATCTAGATACTCGTCTGAGTACTCGTCCTCTGTTTCGCTAATTGCAGACTTTAGTAGGTCTTGAATTAGCTTTGGCTCCTTAGAGAAATATTTTTCTACAGGCTCTTTGGATTCATCTTCCTCGCTAGGAGTAGAGGAACCAGGAGTTACAGATCCGTCTGGGAGCACAGCAAAACGACATAGGCCGCCTTCCTCTACCTCAGCAACAATAATCTGACATCCGTTAGGTGCTTGCCAGAAAACACAGTTGCCGCACTTAACGCCAATCTCTGCGTTTTCTGCATTCTCTTTAGCAGAAGTATAGCCAGCCCAAACGCCAGTGTTGTCGTCGTTAAATTTTCCATGCTTCTCTACAATCTCTAGTAGCGCATCGGCAAGGTCTTGCTCTTCTGGTACAAGCATTCCGGCTGCCTCTAGGGAAGCACGAATGTCTTTTTCTTTTAGGTTTTCTACAGGAGCGGCATGGCCACCTGCAGCTTTAAGAACGCTTTGTAGATACTCAGACATTAGCGAACTCCTAGGAAGGCCTTAATTTGCCAGTTCCACTTTTTGTGGGTGTCAATACGTCCCGCTAAAAAGTCCATAAGACCTTGCTCGCTGCAGGACTCTGCACAAACAAAAGCCTCCATCAAAGAATCAAGTACGCACTGGTTTACTCTTAGAGCGGACTCTAGTAGGAATCTAGAAGATGAACCATCTTGTCTAGCTTCTTGAATCTTTGACAGTTCGCAAAAGTCGGACAGTAAGTACGGAGCTGGGTAACCAATCTTAAGAATATTCTCTGCGATTGGGTCAACAGATGACTCTAGGTCCTCGTAAAGTTCGCCAAAGAACTCGTGGTACTCACCGAAGTCTGGGCCAAGTACGTTCCAGTGGTAGCCCTGCATTATGAACTTTGCAGTAACTACTTCAGACAGTAGCTCTGCCAGTTTTTTAGCCATCTCTGTTTTGTCGTAATGCATTTTCTATACCTCTGGTTCTGCTAGTGGTGCCGCGGGCTCGGCTGGTGGAGCTTCGGCAGCATCTGCTTCCGGCGTTGGAGAGACTGTATCTCCGCTAAGAATTTGGTCAATTTCGGGCGGAATAGCTGCTCCGCTATTTTGCATAGCCTGATCTCTAATCTTTCCCATTATTTCTGGAGAAATACTAGCGAGCATAGACTCTGTAAGCTCAGGTGTGATCATTCCCTTTTGTAGTACAAGTCTTAGTGCAAACTCGGTTGGGTCTGGGGCATCGGACTCGGAGAATCCATGAGCTCTGCGCCATGTGTCATAGCTAACTGCCATCTTTTCAAAACCAGAGTCAGCATCAGCTGCGCGGTCATTGCGGGTAGCAACTAGAGACGGGTCATACCAAACGCAAATGTTTTTTACTTGTTCTTCTGGGTAGCCGTTAGCAATTAGATATGGGCGCAAGTACATAACAGTAAGAGCGTCAACAATCAAAAGCATTAGAGGCTCGATGTGTGCCTTGTAGAGTGCTTCGTCAATCTGTAGAGCGTTAGAGTACTTAACGTTTGCTAGGCCAGTTACAACGTCCTTAGGAACGTCTAGACCCTGCATGATTCGCTCTAGTACGCGGTCGCTTCTTTCAGAAAGCGCTGGATCGAATGAACGCTCGAACTTGAACTGCTTAATCTTGTCACCAAGTTCTGCAGGACCACGAATAATCAGTGGAACAACAGCAGACGCTGAGTCCTCATCCTTAATCGGAGTAGTCATCGCGTCGATTAGCTGATCTTCGAAGTCGTCAGCGGACTCTTCCGGGTTGTACTGCTCGTTGTAGTTACCGTCTTCGTCGTATGGGTAGTCTGGGTCTGGAGACGCAGCTACTGAAAGACCGTCTGGCAAGTAAAGAGCACCAGCGTTCAAGCGTGAACGTGCAGTTGCACGGAAGGTGCGGTTTAGAAGTAGTAGCTCAGCGCAAAGATCTAGTAGACCGCGTAGTGAAGAGTCCGACTCTTGCGTGTAGCGAGGGTGTGCTCGCCAAATTCTTCCGACAAACGCAGAATTTGGAAGTTTAATTATGTCTTTATTATTGCGAGAAGACATCATGCTATTTCCATTACCGACGTCTCTACTCTGATTAATTACGTAGTTGCCTTTAGAGTCAACCTGAAGCTCATCAACTGAACGAATGTCCCAGCTTTCTGGAAGACCCGATCCAAGTCTCTCTGGCATCTGAACTAAGTAGCACTCACCAGTCACTTGAAGATTTAGTGCAGCGTCTTTCAAAAGACCTGCCTGACCACCGAATGCGGAATCTAGTCTTTCTAGTGCGCGTTGTGCAGCGGCAGCTAGTCTCTCATCCACTTTGTCTACAGAAAGAATTGGAGCTGGGGCTTCAGCTGGATTTTGGACTGCAGCTGCGTACAGACGAATACGAGAAACAACAGACGCAACTAGGTTGAAAGCATATTTAACTTCTCCGATAGCATCGTAGTATTCCCAGGCCTCTGTCTGCCAAGATGAAGATGCTGATTGTCTACGAGATTTAAACTGCTCTGCTTCACCTTTGTCATTTAGATTTACCTGAGCCGCGGCAGCAGTAAGAGGTCTAGGTGTGTTGAAGTTTTGTGCTTCGGCGTAGACGACTCCAAAAGAGTCTATAGAAACTCCAGGGGCAACTCTGGTTGCATTCTTTGGAGCAGTCGCGCGAGGAGCACCACTAGATGTTCTAGTTTGCTTCTGAGGCTCTTTCTTAAAAATACCCAAAGGGGCTCCCTGCCTTAACGCTCAGTCCAAGCGGATATAAGTCCAATTATTGTAGATATAGACAAGACTAATGATACCACAATCGCGGCTTCAGGAGCGACTACCCAAAAAATAAAAACTAAAAGCGCTACCCAAAAACCTGTGCACCAGTTACATGTAAAAAGATATCCAATTTGAGTACTAGGTGGAAATTTTTTCCAGATTGCATTTCTAAATGGTTCGGTAATTGTGTCCTGAGTCACGAGTCGAGTAATTCTAAATCCCGCGAGAGACAAAATTACTAGTAAAAAGGGCTGATTTATTAAAATATCAATCATTTAGAACCGATCTTTGCTTGAATTTAGAGTTTTATAGGGGTTCCAGCCTCTAAGTCTAGATCCGCACCCGCAAGCCGTATCTTTCTTAAAAACCAGCATTTTTCCGCTTTCCGTGGTAATTCTAGTGTCTTTTGAGGGATCTTTTGACACATCTGCCTCTGAATAGCGCTCTTGGAAGACAATTTGCGGGCCTTCCTGGCTATCTTTCGCAACCATTATTGCTTTTTCGGTCAGAATAACTCTAGTTATTTCTAAATATGCGGCCCCTGGAGTCGGATCGTACGAATTTAAAGTAGAAATATCTTCTGTAAAGCCAGCGGGAACAGCTATTAAGTGGCAAGGAAACCTATCTAGGACTATTTTATCCATATTCTATCTGACCCTAAATATTTTTGAGCTTCTAGAGGGCGATACTCCCGGTATTTTACGGTCGCTGAGGGATTTTGCTCTAATTTTTCCTCCACTAAATCCTGGTGGTGGTTTAATTAGCAAAGCAGTAAGTGCGTGAACTAGTGCATCGATACGGTCAGGAGATTTTCCTTCTCCAGGAATCCAAGAATACATTTGAGACTCTAAATCTTGGAGATATCCAACGTGATGAACGCGCTTTTGCTCGTAAGCAAGGACGATTGGCTCAGCGCGGAGCTGCTTACCGTGCTTTGAGTGGACTTCTAGAACTTTAATAGTCGGGTCGATTGAAAGAATTGCGTTTCTAACTAGGGCTCCACCTTGGTTTACTTCGGCTACAACTGGGCAGCCCCACTTGCGTGCCATCTCAACGACTTTACGTGCCCAAGTATCTGGGGATCCAAGGACAGACGCGTCTTCTAGCACCCAAGCTTCGCGCTTATATAGATCGTAATCTGCAGTAGATGCAACAACTACAATTCCACACTCATCGCGAGGGTTTTCAGCAACAGAAGGGTCCACTCCAATCACTCTTAGAGGAGTGGAGAATGGGTACATAGCATGTCTAGCTTCTTCAACCATCTCTTCGTTCCACATAGATCCTTCGAGGTCCTCTAGCATCTCTCCATAAAGCTCCTGGCGTGCAAGAGTTGTACCTTCGTAAACGCCGGTAATAGTGTCAAGATATGAGGCCGAAAGGTTTCCAGCGTTGTCCATGGTAGAACCCTTGGTAATAATTACGTTACCTTTGTCAGTTCTGGACTCTTCAATAAGTTTGTATAGAAGCGGAACACGCTTGGGGGTGGTAGTCACGACCATCTGCGGGTTTGCACCAAGACGAGTACCAACTCGGAGGTTATCAAAGGCGGTCATACCTGCAGCGTCAGGGGTCTGCCTCCAAGCAGCAATCTCATCACCCCATGCGTGAGTGAACTGAGGACCACGCAAACCGTCAGGCTCATCCGCGGTAAATAGCGTGGCAGTGTTTCCGTTAGGCCAAGTTAGGCGACGCTTTGAAGGTTCGTAGAGAGGTCTCTCGGAGGGAGCGGATACGTTAATAATTCCCGACTCACCTTCAACAATAACGTCGCGTACGTCGGCTGCGGTACGGGCAACAAGTGCAAAACGTCGCTGTCCGGTGTTTGTGTACTTTGCCTGTTCGCGAACCCATTCTGCCGCTAGTCGGGTCTTACCAAAACCACGACCTGCCATAACAAGCCAGATGTTCCAATCAACTCCCGGCGGGGCTACCTGCTCCGGGCGAGCCCAGACAGTCCAATCCCATATAAGAGAATCTGGATCAATATCTGAGAGCGCCTCTAAACGCTCTTCTTCAGAAAGAAGAGCTAGCTGCTCCATAAGACTTTTACCCATGTAGGTAGTTTACCCTACTTTAGTTGTTAACCTTTAGCTTTGTAAGCTCACGTCTTCTATCTTCAACCCATGACCTAGACATAGAAGTCTTTTTAAAGTAAGTGTTGATCCACGAATGAATAGTATCCCTGTGACCTAGAGGGGTTGCATGTTTCCCGTAAACTAAAACTTCTTTTGTCTCGGGGTCTAGCAATAGCTCTCTAAAATAGAAAACTCGTGTCTGACCCTTAAGTACGTAAACCTCAACGTTAATGTCGGGAGCAACATCAAAAACTGAAAGATACGCTGGCAACTCTTGCCCTGGGTAGTCATGAAAGCCAGTGTGGAAAGGAAGATCGACTTCTTCCGTTCTAATTAGCGGCGCTTTTTTGTGTGTGTAGTATCCCATTTGTTGCTCCTTAAATTCTATTTTCTTTAAGAATCGGGTTGTAGACCTTTGATGTTGCTGTTACTGGCTTTTTGTAGCCGTAGCGTACAAGGCGGAAACGCAATGCACCATGAGTTACGCCAAGACGTTTTGCTAGACGATATAGGGTCACGCCTTCTACAGTGTGGGCATAGTTGAGCAGCTTGGTATACTCCTCGGCTTCCTCTCGGTAAGCTTTTCCATTTGATCGCACCAGCTGGGCATAGGGCTGAAGCTCTAGTAGACGCTTTAGCGTAGCTGGGGTTGGCTCGATGTATACCGGCTTAGAACGCTCCGGTCTTAGAGGTGGCTCTGGAATTTCGAATGGGATCGGCATATAGCCAGTCACTGGTTCAGAAGTATATATCTGGCGAACTCGCTCGCGGGTAATCCCGCAGGCAGTAGCTACTGCTTCATAGGTCCAATGCTTGTAACACAACTCTCGGATTAAGTAGTCTCGAGTAGGGGCGTCTGTCGTAGCCTTAAAAAAGTCAGCTATGTGCTTCGGGACTTGCTGGTTTTTCTTTACGTATTTTGTATTCGTCATTGTGGTCAATACCTTATCCTTTTTTTCTTCCTCTTGCAACCTCTAGGGGTACATTTTGGATTGTTATTTTGTAAGTCTGCTCATCCTCAAAGCGAGGGACTCCGGTAACCCTAACGTCTGTTACATTGATCATCGATTCTATAATATTTACCATTTTTTCGATTTCTGATGTTGGCGCTGTGGGCGGGCACAATAGCTCTACTTCGCAGTCGAGCATATCAAAAACGCCGCTCTGCGGTAAAGCGTCTCTCAAATCATCTGACCCGAACACAGTCAGAGTTTTAGTGTGGTTGGGGCTCACTTAGTCCTCGTATCTCTAAAGTTTTCTTCTCTTGGCGGATAGTCGTCGTGTAGATCTTTAATCGAAGCCGCACCCATAAATATTAGAAATCCTAGAAAAAACCAAAGGAATACCCCTAAGACCATAAGTCCTAAGACGATAAGTATGATTACAGTAAGGGCGTCCATTATTTTAATCTTTCTCGGACAGCTTAGCTAGGGCGATTGCAGCTAGTGCAAGCGTTGGACCTGTAAGCGGTGGGTTAGTTGTGTAGGTAATGATAACCGCAGCTATTGCTGCAAGCAGGGCAATTACCGCGAGCCAGTTGATTTCTCGTAGCGCTAGTAATAGACGCATTTAGTATTCATCTTTCTTATCTGATGGTGGAAATACAACACCTAAGAGTGGAGCCGGGTCTTGTTTTAGAAAACGCGCCCGTCTCCATCTTCTGTAGATTCTTTTAGCTACCGGGTAGTAGAGAATAGCAATTACTGCTAGAAGTACTACCCAAGCGAGAGTGTTGTCTAAGTTCATGGCTTTATACTATCACAATCTAGTCGTATGCGCAAGGCAGGACTATTTTGTAGTTTTCTGCTTAGGCGTACGAGGCTTTAACTTAAGTTTAAGAAAGTTTGGCTTCTCGCCGTACTTAACCCATTCGTAGACAAAAATACATGCCGCAATCAAAAAACCTAGCGACTCTGACTGAATAATGTAGTAGGGGGTTGGATCAATCAGGTATGTGTCCCACGGGAATGTGTAGGCAACTACCGGGAACGCAATAATGTTTCCAAAAACAACTGCGATAACAATGCTTTTGTATATGTTCTTCATTTTGTCTCTTTTCTCTATTTGGGTGATGCTTGACTAAACACTAATGTATATGATTTTGTTTGTCAAGTCAAATTTAAAGAGAAAAACCCCTCCCGAAGGAGGGGCCTCTCGTCCTAACTAGTTGTTAGTTTCAATTAGTCGGGTGTAGATGACTTCACTATTCGAATTGTCTTTTGCCCATTCGCTGATAGAGATTATTTCGGCCCTATCTCCTGGCTTACCGCCAGCGTGGATCATCTCATCAGGACCAACGTAGATCCCAATATGGTAGGCGCTTGAGTAGTTTTTGTAATTGAAAGACACTAGGTCTCCAATTTTAGGTTCGGCTACAATCTCGCCCCAGTATCTTTGCCATGTGGCACTGTGATACAGGTCTATCCCAAGCTGGGCGTAGGTCCATTTTACAAGACCCGAGCAGTCCCAGGCGCGGGGGCTTGACCCCTGAAAAACCCAAGGGGTGATGCCAATTTGTTTTTTAACCAAGACAAGAGCCTCGTTTAGGGCTTTGGTGTCAGAGGCGATTTTTTCTAGCCGAGCAATTTCTGCCTCTAGTTCTGCTTGCACTTTTTCAGCATCAGACATGAGAGCTTCTTTTGCAGCTTTTTCCTGGGCCATCCAGTCGTACGACCCAATGATCGGTGCGCTTGACTTTAGGACAGGGCCCGCAGCAATCTCGGGTGATACAGCAGGGCCGGAAACAATTTCTACCTTTTGTACAGGAGAATCAATTATTTCAGCCGGTTTTGTTACTTGTGTTACTAATGTTTGTTCTGACGCAGCGGTGGTGGACTCTAACATCTGTCCGAACGCTGCGGTGGAGCCAGTCATTACTAGTGCTATCGCACTTATTGAAATGAACCTCTTATGCATTTAGCGACCTACCTTTCAGAAGTGAATACTTTAGTACTCGGTCGTTTAGTGTTCTATTTGGTTTTCTTTCCATATTCAGTTGTGGGTTGCACTCTAACACAAAATGTCCAGAGATGCCAAAAAGCACATCCTTCCTTTTATTGAAAGAACGTGCTCTCCGGTTAATATTTTACCACGTCAAAAACCCTATTGTGTCGGATTTAGGATGTCAAATCGAGATTAAAGCTTAATTCTCTTGTACATAGCGCGGTATGTTACTCCTGCTGCCTCGGCTAATTCCCTTATTCCTACGCCATTTTCGTGCAATTTGGCGCAAATATCAGTCAATCTGCGGTTTGCTACGGCCGCAGAGCTAGTTTGGGCCATTTTGGCCCTGTAGGAGCGTGCTAGGGGCGCTAAGGACCTAATCTCGTCAAAAGTGTCCTCAGGGATACCTGGAGATGTAGGGCGGCGTTTCTGATACCCATCGGCTGCTGTTTTATGTACAGGAGATGGGAGGGTAGGGGCGTCTACTGCTTCTTGGGCCCCAAGCTCAGCAGACTTAACTACCCAGCTGCGAACCGTGGATCTAGGGCGTCTAGGGGATAGGCATTCCCCGATGGCTTGAAGCGCCCACCCTGCGTTATACAGTGCGTTGACTCTCGGGATAAGGGCGTTTATTGTAAGCGAGTTTAGGTACTCAACTTCGGCTGGGGGTAGCGGCTGACTTCGCGCTGTTCTACGGGGCATAAGGTACATTTTAGCACTATGTAGATATCGGGCTATTGGACGAATTTTTTTGAAAAATTTTTTCCGGATTTTTTGTCGTTTTGGGGCAGGGGGTAATTGCGTTTTTTAAAAAGAGGGGGGTGTCCGTAACGGAAGAATTAGTACCTTAGCGTCTACTGCTTTTGACGGGTGAGAGGGTAGCCGTATGAAATTGAAGGACTTCAAAATTGTTTCCTAAAAGTGAAGGGGTCTTCCAAAAACAATTCTTGTTGAATACGCCATACAAAATTGTTCTTTATAAAAATTAGTCCTTGCTTCAAGCTAGAAAAATAAAAATTACTATCTATTGTCAAGGATACTAGATTACTAAGAACTTTACAAGACAAGGTTGTCTTTCTTAGGGGGTCATGACTTTAGAATCTATGACTACTACTCTGAGGGGGCGTCTAGCATTAGCTGTCCAAGTTGGGTGTCTTTCTAGTGAGGCTTACAGGGGGGCGTCTATGAGGGCTAGCTGAAAGAACTAGAAAAGACCTAAGTAAGTTTATTACTAACTATAAGTTTCTGAGGGGGGTATGCCCGCCCGCCCGCTAATTATTTTTGGCTTATTTCATGGGGGGGTCAACCTGATCTATCAAAAAACTAATTCAATAATTGTTTTTGCTATCCGCATGATCAAGCATTCATGAATCCAAACTATTCAACCGCATACCGCATAGCAAAGACCCCCCAACCGTATAGCTAGGGGGTCATTACTTACTGAGGTATCTAGTTAGTAAGTTGAATACGGCTTTCTAGGGAAGATTCGATTCGGTGTTTTGCCAGTCCTATTCTCATCTTTCCATTCCGTGTATAGCTCTGCCCAAGACTCTAATCCGCTTCTATTAGCTAGGTCTTGAATCTTGTTCAATAGGGCTTTCCTGCCCATAGGGTGATAATAGGCGTGTTCTACAAATTGCTGATTACCGTTGTCATTACCAACTCTGCCATTAGTGATTACAAACTTAGCCACGGTGAACTCCCCCTAGTAGCTTCTCAATTTCCTTAGCAACATTAGCCATCTGTTCTGAGCGTTGCTTCAAGAACTCAATAGCTGTTGCACAGTCCTGAGATACCCCGTATCCAGTTGGAATAAGGGTTGTAGTGTTTAGTGCCATAAGCGCAACAGTCAACTCTTGCGTTGACCTTGTATCTGAACTAATGTTCATGATTCTCCAAACTAATAATTGTTGCCCAACTACTAACCAATTGGCTAGTAATCATTAGCATACTATTTGCCACAGACAAAAAGCCTAAGCCCGTGATACACCTGGAAGACTAATCAAAAAGTGGATACAGCCCGCGAGTCGCCGTAAAACTTTTTGGCAAAAGAAAAGCCCCCAACCTTTCGGCGGGGGCTTCTCTCTCCCTTTTACTTGAACAAGGAAACTATTACTGAGTAAACAGTTGGCTTCTGGCAAGCCTCAAACGCTTCAGGAAACTCTAGGGCTAACTTCTCTGAGTCAATACCCTTACGGCTTCTCCAGTCAATTCTTGCGAACTCTATGGCATTGTGAGTAAGGGTTGAAAAGCGTGAGGTCTTTGCTTCTTTGTCAACCTCAAAAGCCTTTTCAATTTCAGCGGTGAGAGCCAACTTTAGTTTTTCCAGTCTGGCAATTTCTGCCCTAACCTCAGTCAATTCCCGAACTTGTCCTAGAACAACTTTTGTTGCCTTGGTTGCGGTTGTTGTTGCGGTTGTTGTTGATGTTGTCAACTTATTCCCCTTTGTTAGGTGTTGCTTTTGTTGCTTGGATTATCATCTTTTGATGATGTAATCATCATAGCATACTAATCCGATAAAACAAGCAATTCCGCAAAAGTTTTTTCAACAGGTCAAAAAGTGGATACACGCCTTCAGCTAGCAAAAAACCCCCCGCCAATTACGGCAGGGGGTCTTTGCTTATTGCTTACTTGTTTAGAAAGGCGGTGTTGAGTAGAACATTGCCTCTAACGCTCTTAGCGTCAGCAACAGCTCCACTCAAACCATTTCTTGTAATCTCCCAAACAGTCGCGGGGGCGTCTGCCTTAGGGTTGCTTGAAAGATACAAGGCTATTGCTCCAGCAACATGAGGCGCGGAAAAAGATGTTCCGCTTCTTGTTGAGGGCAAACCATTTGTTCCCTCGGTAGTAATCAAACCACCAGGGGCGTACATAGAAACACACTCGCCAAAGTTAGAAGTATTTGTTCTTTGGTCGTTCATGTTTATAGACCCAACGGTAAGGGCGTATGTTGCTCCCGCGGGGCTTAGACGACAAGCGTCTATGTTTTGATTACCAGCGGAAACTACTGAAACTATACCAATCCCGTAGAGTTTTGTAATCGCGTCATCAACCAACTTAGTCTTACCAACCGCGATACTTAGATTCACAACGGCAGGGGTACCGCGCGGGTGATTCTTGATTATCCAGTCAATTCCCTTGACAATGTTGGCAGGAACTATTCCACCTTTACAGTCCGCAACGCGAACTGGCACAATGGTTGCGCTCTTAGCTACTCCATAAGTCGCGCTAGCAATGATTCCAGCTACGGCTGTTCCATGACCATTACAGTCAAGATTAGCCTGATGTGGCGTTCTAAGTCCCGCGAGAGTGTCAAACCCTGTAAGAACTCTCCCGCCGAAACCAGGTAGCGTTCCAAGAACTCCCGTGTCTAAAACATACACGCGAACTCCAGCGCCAGCGCTGTCGGGGTATTTGTAGCTTCTATCTAGTGTTGCTGTTCCCGCTGTTTGGTCTACTCTATCTAGACCCCAAGAACTAACTTCACCTTGAACTCCAGCGCTAGCGGGGGTAGTCCCAACGGCAAGCAATGCCACCGCGAGCGCGATACTAATTTGTCTTTTCATTTTTCTCTTTCTACTAAGTGTTGCTATAAGCCAAATCAAGATAACACAAACGCAAGAAAAAAGCAACCGCAACTAAGAGAGGCATCAAAAAGTGGATACCAGTTGACGGCAGACTTTTTACGGAAGATAAAAAGAAACCCCGCGCAAAGGCGGGGTTGCTTTAGTTTTTTATTTAGACTTGTTCAACAGAACTTAGGAACTTTTCACAAATCCTTTTTAGAACATCTAACTCTGTCGCGCTGTCTAGGCTTGTTGTTTCGCCATCTTCATCTGGCGCGCCAGTTATGATAATGTTTCCCATTATCGGTGAAGAGTAAAACAGAAAGGCGACAGGATTCATTTCCAAATCGTTTCTAAGTAGTCCTTCTTCATTCACCCACATTGTCAAATACCTAGAGCCGAACTCAAAATCAACGGGTTGAATTAGACCATCAACCGCGTCTTGTAGTTTCTTCAATTCGTCCGTGGCTATGTCAATTTCAGTTGCTACGCCATCTGGCGTTATCTTTAGAGCTAATTTCATTTTCTACCTTCCTAGTAGTTTTCTTCTACCCAATCTAGAACCTGCTCTAGACTGTCGGCACTCTTTAGGACAGCAAGAAACTCTTCACTCTCCGTGAGTAAGTAAGCCGAAACTGTTGTTTCGCCTTCAACTAGAGATAAGACTTTTTTTGTTCCTAGCTCTGCAACTAACTTTCCCATTTGATAACCTTTCTAATTGGTAGCTCTAACACTAGCATAAATGCCCGACAAAACGGAAGCCGAAAAAACTTCCATCAAAAAGTGGATACCAGCTCTCGTCAGAAAAAAAAACAGAAAAAAGAAAACCCCCGCACAAAGGCGAGGGCTTTCCGATAGTTGGGGGAACTATCTTTTCCTGTTGGGCAGGTATGTTGAGCGTGTATGCTTCGGTCGGTAGTTATCTCTTTTTACAGTTAGTAAACTGTAAAACATAAGAGTAAAGCCACCAAAGATAAGTCCGATAGCAAACGCTAATAGAATAAAATCTCCCATTAGGAAATCACCTCATAGGCGGTGATTCTATTTTCCGCAACTAGGCGGTCATAGTAATCGGTGATGTCTGATGAGTGAGCCGAATAGCCGTAAGGCGTTCTTGAGCCGTCTAGGTTGATTACAATGATAGTCATTATTCACCAACCAATCTAGCAATTAGCTTGTCAATCTGAGTTGCGAAAGCGAAAGCAACCGCACTAACCGAACCAATCAAAAGTCCGTTATTCCAAACTTCATCTAGGGTTAGTCCCCATAAAGTATTGTTTAGCGAACCTAGCAATACAAACATAAAAACATAAGTCCCAGCGATTACTGGCAAAGCCACCAACCCTAAGACTGCTCTCCTAATTACAAACTTCACTTCTCTGCCCAACTTTCTTGTTTCTTGTCGGGAACTTCCCAACAGATAAACAATAACACACTAACAAAGAAAAACAAGTATTTCATAAAAAGAAAATCAAGCCCAGTAAAAAGTGGATACCTTACCGGCACGCAAAGAAAACGGGCAATAGAAAGGGGGAATCTCTCTATTGCCCGCATTTGGGGGGTTAGTTGGGGCTAATCCTAAAACTCATCTTCGTCATCTTGACACCAAGCGTCTAAGTGATGATTGATGATTATTTCTCTAGCGGGGGCTGTTTCCTTCCCCCGATACAAAACACCTTCGGGCAACTGAATCTCCGTGTCTAGCTCATCTTCCCAATAAGCCTGAATTGCTTCAACACAAGGCTGAACCATACTAACTGGAATCGGTGGATAGTGATTACCTTGTAAGTGCCAAGTTAGTTGCTGTTCAAGTGTAATTTCGGTGTTGCTCGCAATTTCTTGAGCTTGTAAGTTTCCCATTTACCTTGTCCCTTGAAGTAGCAAGTCGGCTTCGCTGTTTAGTCTAGTGAACTCGTCAAAGCCTAACTCCCAGTCCTCTCCGAGAACACCTTCAAGAATCACTACTTTCCGCACAAAGTCAATTGTGTAAGGCGTGTAGCTTTCCTCAAACGGGTTGGAATCTGTGTCAAGGGTTGAAGTAATTCCAAACCCTGTCTGTGAACTCCAAGAATTACCAATTACGCTACTGATAAAAATCCTAGCTCCATAAGTCCTATCCTCCCAGCGAGGCATAGCCAAGTCCAACGCCTCTTTAGTGGTGTCAAACTTACTGTCGCCTCCCCAATGACTGTAAAGCCAAGTAATAGCTCCCGAATCATTAGTCTTTATTTTCCAAGTTGTTCTTGCTCCCATTTAGGAACCTCCCTTTCGTTAGAGTTTCATCTTACTACACAAAAAGAAAAAAGCAAATACTTTTACAAAACCCTTTCGGCAGCCGAATCAAAAAGTGGATACACCTGGCTACCTTCCGGCAAAAAAGAAAACCCCCGCGGGGGTCGCGGGGGAATCTTTGGTGTCGCGTGGCTACTCCATTTCGGCGAGCCACTCGTTCATCGTGATAGACATTTCATCAGCGAAGTTGGTGTAGTCAAGTGCCTCGGCTTTTGACTCAAAATCGTCAATTGAAAAGTCGGTGTGTTCGTGTGTCAAATACTGAAACACAACTGTTGTGTCGGGGTCCAGCGTCTTTAGCTGTTCAATCAGCTCTCCAACTGTTGTCGCCATTTACTTAGTTCCTTCCTTCATTAGAACTTGACCTTTGCCAAGCCCAAGCCCTACTCCGTGAGATACCCAGTCCTTCTGGCACATAAAAGCCCAAGGTCCAAGTTTGGTTGCTCCGTCATAGCGAGCGTGTTCACCGCAGAAGTCGCAGTTTGGTAGCTCTGAAACTATTGCTATTCTTGAATCTGTCTTCAATTTACTTCCCCTTTGTTTGGATACTTCAACCATAGCATAGTCCACCGACAAAACGCACACAAAAAAATCTCTATCAAAAAGTGGATACGCAGCTGGAAAGAGAAAATCCCGCTAGGGGGGAAGTCCTAGCGGGAAGTTTTATTTGGAAAGTTCGGTGTTGAACAAATCCCAAAAACTTTGTCGGCGACTTTTTGAGTAGCGACTTTGGTAAGCCCTAAACAAAAAGTATTCGGCAAGCGAAGCACTAACCCCGCCCACAAACACAACCGCATAAAGGATTAGGTATTCTGAAACTGAATCAACGCCAGCGACTATCCTCATTACAAAAATAAAAGCGCAAAATAAAGTTATGCCCCTTAGCATTACCGCAACTCTATCGGCGTTATCTACTCGGCGAAGATACTCGGCGTGCCTAGACTTGCCTTGAACTTTACTCTTTTTGTGTTTCATTGACTAGTCTTTCGCTAAAGGTATGGTGTTCAAAATCTTCAACGCTTTATCGTAAAACTCTTGGTCAGGGTCTTCTTGCCACTCTTGTAGTTCGGTGTCCCAAACTTGCTCTGCCGAACTGAACCTTGCTGTAAAGGTGTCATCATCTATAAACGGCACGCACTCATCTAAGTCCACCGCAACAACAAAATAAACTTGCTTAGCCATTGAAAACTCCTAGCTCGTGTTCAAACCAATCGTCAAAACTTTCTTGACACTCAACGCATAGCGGGTGAACCGCACCAACCATTGCCATAATCTTCTTAGGGCATTGATAGCAAACTGTATTCTCCAGCGGGCGAACAACCATTAGGACACCAACTCGGCGAGTTTTTGGTGAAGGTTGTATAGAGCCTTTGGTGTGTAGCTTGGCTCGCTGTAAAGGTAAAGCCTTACCGACCTTTGGATTACTTCGTCAGCGTGGCACTTGTCCCAGACTTGCTGTTGAACTTCCTCACTTGGGTTGTTCAGCAACTTCATTGCCATATCAAAAGCTGTTTCCGCATCTTTGTTTCTACCAATCATTTTGTTTCCTTCCCTCTTGCTTGGTTAGTTTGACTTTACCCCAACCCACCGACAAAAGCAAGAACCCGCAAGCAAGCGTGTCGCCTCGTCAAAAAGTGGATACACCTGGCTACAAAAAACTAAGCGCGGATTCTTGGTGGAAGTTTTTCGCCTAGGGACTTAGCCCAAGAATCGCCCGCGTCAGTTCTGTATTCGCTATGGGTTAGCGCGGGCAAGTTCAAGCTTCTCGCGTGTTCCTGAGCGTCCTGCCATAGCTTTGTAGCGATTCCTTGACGGCGATACTCGACGGGGACTTTGATAAAGTAAAGCTCCCCGCTTGGCTCCCAATCAATGTATGCCAAGTCGTCGCCAAGACTTACCGCAAGACGCAGGACGCGCACTTCACGGCGTCCATCTTCGGTATTGGCAATGATTCGCTCTGAGAAATTATTCAATGGTGTTCCCCCTTCATCAACAATTATACAGATCAAGGATCCGCAAAAAGCTTTCATCAAAAAGTGGATACACGCCGCGACCGGCGCAACTTTTCACGGAAAAAGAAAACCCCGCCGAAGCGGGGCTAACTTTTTGGCTTTTTATCGAAGCATACCGACCAAACGGCGCTTATCTTTTGACGGCGTCATGTAGCCCAAGTATCTTTCAACCGAAGCGTATGGCAACGCCCTCAAGATTCGCCCAACTAGCGCGCTGGTTGTCTGGCTAATGTAGCTATCTTGTAGCGAAATAATCTCGTTGGTGTCAGTGTTGTAATCAAGAATTACAGTGTTCCAGTGTGTAATCCTGTAATTATTCTCGTCCCGAACGGCGCTAATTGTGCCATTGTAGTTCGTGAAAGTGTTTAGCGCACTAATCTCCGCGCCAATCTTGTAGTTAGGCAATCTTTTCAACTTGTTCCCCTTTGTTCGTGGTTAGTGTTGCTTGATACTTGAATACTATCACCTACCTACGACTTTTCACCGCACATAAAAAGTTTTACCCTGCCGCAGCAAAAGTGGATACACATTGACGGCATAAAAAAATCCCCCGAATCGGAATCGCTGTTCCTGATTATTCGGGGGAAACTTTTTAGGCTACAAGTAGCAAGGCGAACACTTAGGCAGTCTGTCTAAGGTCTGAATCCAAGCGTGTGTCTTTTCGTCCACCCTGTATTCGTCAAAACACTTCGGGCAAGTGTATTCGTATCGTAATTCGCCCTTGCTGTTTTTTATTGGTGTCCCCTGTTTTGGATTAGTAATCATAATTATTCGCTGCCCAATCTGCCTTGTCCTCGGCAATAGAACTTCTAAAGTAAAAGCTACCGCAGAACTGGCACTCAACTTCGTAATTGCCATAGTCGTCTGTCATAGCTTCACTAGCTTCGTTCACCTTGCCACAATCGTCAGCTTCGCAGACAAACTCGTCATACGGAACTTCTACGGAATCTATGCCAGAACCAGCCATAGAACCCTCTGGATAATAACTCAATTTCCCCTACTTTCCTGTTGGAGTTTTTATAACAATCAAATCCTATACCCTACCCCCGACAAAAACCAAACAAAAAATGTTCAGCAAAAAGTGGATACACTACCAGCCAAGAAAAAATCCCCCTAACTTTTGTCAGGGGGGCTTTCTCTATCTCAAATCTGAATACTGATTAGCCCAATCTCTGTCCCTTAGCTTGAACAGGCTTTCAGGGCTTTCAGGAACATTGGACATACGCATACCCGTCTGAATAATCAGCTCGCTTGCGTCTATACCCAGTCCGTCTGCTATGGACGCAATTATTAGGCTAGAGGGCATTTTGTGTCCCCGTTCCACTTCGGACAGGTATCCCAACGCTAGGTGTCCCCTATCCGTCACGCTTCGCATTGTAATCTCATTAGCACGCCGTTGCTCACGCACAACCTCGCCGAACGCAGTCTGAAAGTCCATGCCGTCCCTACTCCTTGCCGTCATGTTCGCAGTCGTTATCACAAGTCATACTAGCAGGGCTACTCCACTCGCCAGCCGTTTCTTGCCAGCCGTTCTGCTCTATGATTCGGTTTACTACCTCGCCAGATTCCATAGCCGTTAGCTCTAGGTTAGTAATCAAGTCGTCCACGCCGTCCGTGTCCCGTCCGTCTAGTTCTAGCCGTGCCTTGAAGTTTTTAGCCAGTTCGGTTGAAGCCCGTATTGCTCTATACATTGTCGGGTCGCTGTATCCCTCTTTGATGTATGCCTCAACAAGCACGCCCAATACTGTTAGAGATAATCCAGCAACTTCGTCAAGCTCTAATGGCTCGCCTCTCATGGTGTTCCCCTTTCTTTGTGGTAGTTCCAATCTTAGCATAGTCCCTGACATTTTCGGTATCTTTTTTCCGTGTCCATTTCCTTTGGTAAAAAGTGGATACATTGTCAGGTCAAATAAAAAATGAAATGGGGGACAGGGCTTTCGCCCTGCCCGCCCAGTTCTTTAGTTCGCTTTGCGTGTGACAGAGCGAATCGTGTGTTGGGGCTTTGCCCTTAGAGAAGCTTGGTAAGCCTCTGGATAGTTCTCTTTCAAGAACTCCTCATCTACACGCACAGGAGAACTCTCAACGATACGAGCGACCTCAATGCTGTTGTGGACAAGGGTCAAATTGGAACGCCCAACTTGGGAAAGAACTTCGTCACGAAGTTCCTCAACTCTGGCTTTCGCCGAGTTGTATGTAGCACGAACTTCGGAAAGTTCGCTGATTAGTTCCACGACTTTTCGTGAAACTTTGACAACCTTTGGAGTTGCTTTCGCAACCTCTGGGGCTGTTCGGGAAATGACCTTAGCCATAAATCCCCCCTCTGGAACTACTTCTGTTTCGTTCCGATTGGATAGTTCCAATCCTAACAGGGTTTACAGAAAAAGCAAGTGTTTTGTCAAAAAAGTTTTTAGCCAGATAAAAAGTGGATACGCCTTCGTCAGCTTTTTCTGCTGGTGACTTTTCATCTTTCGTAAAAAGTCTGTGCCAGGGATTCAGATTCCACCCAATCTCGTCCGTCAAACCGAGAAAGGCGAAACCCCTACCAAGACTTGGGGGAAGCACTTGATAGGGGTTTCTAGTGTCTTGTCCGTTGGGAACTATTATCAGGTCAAAGGGGGGAAGTCCTGACTTTCGCTCAACCGCTGGGCAAGCACTCCGTTTAGGTCTAGGTGAGTGAACCCACCCGACCCAATGCTTCGCTTGCCGACTTGCCGACTTGCCTCGCAATCTCCGTTGTGTCTAGGTCGTCCAAGTGAACTCCCCACGCCGAACCAGAAATTATTGACCTCGCCCCCATGCCATTACAACCTCTCGGTGTAATCCAAAGAACCGCCACGCCGTTTTGTTTACACTCTCTTAGTAGTTCGGTTGCTCTCTGTAGTTCTGTGCCTGTGTAGTTTCCGTCCGACACAACAACTAACATACGCACGCCGTCCCCAAAAGTTAGTCCAAGCTCGCCGTCAATCGCTTCAAACGCTTCGGTAAACTTTTCAGTTCCGTCTGGTGCTGTGTAAATCGTCACCTCGCTCAAACGCTGTCCACGCTTTAGAGTTGGGAACACGCCAGAGCCGTAATACACCATAGCCGTTTCAGCTTGAATCCTGCGACCTGCCTCGGACATAATCCACGCTGTCTGTCCCATAGCTTCCATAGCAGAACCCATAGAACCTGAAATGTCCACCATGATTCCAAGCCTTAGCGTTGGGTCGTCTGTGTGCTTGCGTGTCTTTGACTTCCACGCTGGCAACTCTCCACGCTTGCCAATAGATTCAACTGCCCTATTCTGGACGGCGTTTCTCATAATCAGCTTGCCCTGTGGTGTCTGACTTTTGCGAACATGAACCGAACGCTCACGATACTTTGCCTTGTCTAATGACTTAGCAATCTCTACCGCACTTGCTCGCTCTGTCCCTGTCGGCTGTCTGCGAGAGGATACAGACGAGTTAGAACCCGAACCCTCTTGGGAGTGTGGCTTGTGAAAGATTTGCTTGGCTATGTTTTTGCGTTGGTTGTTATTCTTTGCTTGCTCTTGCCTTGCTTTTGATTCCTCGCCCCACTTGTCTTGTTGCTCTTGTTGGGCAAGTGCCTCTCTCGCTTCTATCTCCGAGTGACTAGCAGATTCGGAAAGTTTTTCAATCATGTCTTTCATGGTGTCAGACAGTTCACTTCCGCTTCCACCCTCGCTGTCGCCCTCTGATTCATCTGGCTCGCCGAAAATGTCACCTGCCGAACCTGAATCTGGCTCGCCCTCTGGGTCTGATTCACGCAATAGTTCAACCCACTTCTTAGCAAGTTCAATAGCTCGCTCAATCTGTGGAACGCCTAGTGCCTGAAACTCAATCCAAACTTTTCTTAGTTCGTCAAACAAGTCCTGACCAAGAACTGAAACTACTTCTCTGTAAATGTCAGTAATGTCAGAAACTTCAAGAACTCCTGAATCCACTCTTGAAACTGAAAGTCCTGCTAGGCGTGCTGTATTCCAAACATCACTAGCCAAACCTGCGAGTGTGTCTGTAGTCACTTCGTCTAGTGCCATGTCTAAAGCAGAAGCACGCAAGAAGTTTCTAAGCTCTGGTCGCTCTTTGATTCCCTTTGCTTCAATTCGTGATTCCTCTAGCAACATAAAAGCTCTTTGCTCATTAGGGTCTAGTGCCTCTGACAAAATTGAAGTGTCCCAATTCGTGTGGCGTGCGTGTAGTGCTTCGTGATACAGAACGCCTGTCACCATTGGATACTCATACTGCGTTTCTTTTTTAGTCAAGTCGCCGACAAAATCTGCTGGCGTAAGTTCTCCAAACGCTTTCGGCAAGTTCACTTCAATCTCTGCTATGTCTGAATAAAAAGCAGCGATAGCTTTGCCCTCGGCAGAATCCTCTCCACCATAGACAACTAAATCTGAACGCCATGACCAATCATTGACCAAGCGACCAATCTGTGAACAAACTCTTAGCCACTCTGGGTTGGTTGTAGTTGTTCGTGTTGTAAGTCTTGACTTACCTTTTACTTTGTAGTGTGCCATTTGCTTCCCTTTCATTTGGCGTTTTTTTGTTATGTCTAAATTGTATAGTAGTTGGGGGAGAAACGCAAGTCAAATCAAACAAGAAAAAACCTTGCGTTTCCCCACCCTTTAGTGAGGACACAACCCACTCACTAAATCTTTGCTGGCAGGATTGCCTCTCCGAATACTCTGGTGAATACATCACTAGCGATTGGTCTGTCAATCTCTGGTGCGGAAGCAAGCAAGTTTTGGACTGCCCACTTTGTTCCAAACATTTTGGACAAGTCACGGAACGCAAGCAACTCTCGCATTTGTGGCGACCAAGAAGTTTCACCATTTTCTAGTTTCTTTGCTAGATTCTGTGAAGCAACAACCGCACTCTGCGGAACTCCAAGTTTCCTAGCCAAGTTCCAATCAGTAGTCATTTCAACCTGAATAGCGAAACGAGATAGAAGTGCCTCTGACAAACGAACTCCTGCGACATTAGGGTTAGTTGCCGAAACTACAAAAAATCCTTCCTTAGCTTTTACTGTGCCTCGCTCTGGATTCTGTGTGATTGTAATTTCTTTTCTGCCGTCCATTAGTCCATAGACAACCGAAAGAACTTTCGGGTCAATCAAACCAATTTCGTCAATCAGTAGAACTTTACCCTCGGAAGCTGCTTTTACTAAACTTCCGTCCACCCACTCAAAACCGCCACTTGGAGTTTGGACATAGCCACCTACCAAGTCAGAAACTTCGGTGTCGCCAGAACCAAGAACTGTGTAAAGTTCATCTGGAAAAGCAGCTTCAACGCACGCTGTCTTTCCAGTTCCAGGAACTCCATAGAGCATTACATACTGTCCTGCTTCTCTGGCTTTGCGTAGAACTTCAACATCTACATTGTCGCCCCACTTGCGACCATAGTAAAGGTCGCCATTAGGTCGTGAGTAAGATTCCTCTCCCTCTAAGTTCGCAACTGATTCCATAACTTCCTCTAGCTTCGCTGGCTCTGCTTCATCTAGTTTAGCTGGAGTTGAAAGTGTTGAACCTGCTTTACCTTTAGTGCGTAGTGTTGCTCTACCTGCTGGTGTTAGGTGTTCGTCAAGAATTGAAGTTGTCACTCCGAAACTTGAACCCCTTACTGCCCCGACAAGTTGTTCTAACAGTTGGTCATAGTTGATTCCTGCTAGGTCTGGTGCTGTGTGTTCTGCTATTACTTTTTGTTGATACATGGCTTCCGCCCTTTCTTTGTTGTGTCTGTATCTATTTTTAGGTTATGCGAGTTTCGCTGGGAAACTAGAAATGGATTCACGAACCTTGTTGATTCTGCGAATTACTGCCTGTGGAGTTTTTGACTTCATGTGAAGTTCAACCATGTCCTCGTCAGTAATCTCTACTGCGATTGGCTTGTTATCTCTAACCCTCAAGGCTTGTAGGGCTGTCAATTTTCTATTGCCAGTTGAATCTATTTCGGAATCACTTGACAAAATAATTTTTCTCAAGGTTGAATCCAACGCCAACTTGTGAGAATCAAACTTCTCTTTATTTGTTAGTGTGTCCCAAACTGGACGCTCGTATTCTGGGTAGTTGTGATAACTGTCGTCCACCCTCAACGCACCTATGTTTGGTCTATACCTGTCAATAAAAGTAATGTCCCATTGGCTTCTAGGTGAGTGACTAGAGATAATGCGATTCATAACTACTGAACCCCAAACTTTCCCTGTATCGTCTTGATACTCTGGGAAAATAATTATCTGTCTTGTGCCTGCGTGTTGCCAACCCAAGACTTTTCTTAGCTTGTCTGCGTCTATGGTGTTGTCGGCAATTAGCTCTAGGTAGAGTGCCTTGCCTACAATCTTTGGTGTAGCTGTGGAAGTCATTGACTTCCCCCTTTCCTTGTTGTGTCTATGGCTTTTTGCCATGTAAGAAGTAAACCATACTTTTCATCTTTTGTCAAACTTATTTCGTAAAAAGTTTTTTCGGGGGGTCCCAGGTAAAAAGTGGATACACGCCCCTGAAAGATTTAGTGAGCCAGTTTTACAACTTGGCTCAGGTTGCTTCGGGCGTTGAACCTGCTAGGCAGGGGTCTTTCCCTAGGTCTTAGCTTTGGAGATTGTCTAGGTAATTGTCAATGTCCGCATCAAAGCATGGGTCACACTTGATAAACATGTCCTTACCAATTTTCGCAATCCTGTTAGCTACTAGATAGCCCGAACTGTCAAACCCCTCGTAAGACGAAGTGTTTTTCGCAGTAAGTTCGTCCTCGCAACTAAAGCAAAAAAGTTTTTCCATTTTCTAAACCCCCTTAGCAAATCTCAAAGCCACCGCAGTTCTCAAGGAACTCGGCAAACTCTTTTATGTCGTCAGGCTCTAGGAAATAGTTGGTAGCCCAGTTCTCTCGCTTGCCTACTCCTTGGCAAGCATTACAAGAACCATGAGTGCGACCAACAATGATTGCTATGTCTGGTGCTAGTTCTCTAGTTGTCCAGCCACTTTCAACGCCGAGTTCATCACTTCTAATTCCTGTTCCCTTACAGATTTGACAATCCTCAAAAGGAAGCTCTGAAAGCTGACGATTACGCTCATCAACATAGTCAATAACTTTAGATGAGTTGTAGTCGTTCATCAAAAGTTGTGCCAACTTTTTTGAGTTCTCCTCATCCAAGCCATCTCCAGAATTACTGTGAGCGTGTTCAACTAACTCCGCAATCTCTGGGTGATTGTTCTCTACATAATCCCATAGAGGATGCCAACCCCAAACATTTCTGCGAAAATACTCGCCAACCTCGTTGGTTGGTTTCTTGCCATAAACATCCATACCCATTTGGTATTTCCCCTTTCATTGGTAAGTCCAACTATACAGGGGTCTACTGACATTTCGCAAGTTCTTTTGACGAGTATTTTTAGGGCGTGTCTACCTTGTCGTAAAAAGTGGATACATCAAAAAGGCTCAAAATCCTCGTAATCAGAAAAGTGGCTACCCACTGCTGGGGGGAAAAAGGTGTCTGTCAGCGTAAGTATTGGGCTTGCGCAATCTTCGCATAGAACCCAATCTTGGTCGCTTTCATCAATCACTAGTACAAATGGTACAAAGTTCGAGTCTGAGACTGAGTAACACAGTCTTGCGTCGCACTCAGTGCAGTCCGTCATGGCTAGCTGTTCTGGCAGTGCTAGTCCAGAGGTTAGAGCAAGCTCTACGTCCCTATCGGTCTGAAAGTGGTGCAGTTCTATTGAGCGCATGAGTATAGCATACAGCGAGCGCACGCCGTTGATTTGGGATGCGCTCGCCGTTAGCTACGCAGGCCTACCAGCTTGACTGGTAGTAGAAGTCCAGCATGCCGTCATCTGGGATAGCTATCATTAGCTCGGCAATCCGTTTGGCTGTCCAGTCGGTCTGCTCGAAATAGTATTCGTCATACTGGTCTGACCCAAAGAAGAACCCCGTTGCAAGAGGCAACTTCGCGCTCGCCACATCAGCCGTGCCGGCCTGACAAACGTCTCTACAAAGTTGCTCAAGCTCTAACAACTTTTCACGAGTGACGTGGTATTGCTTACAGTCATCCTCGCCGTCTTGCACGTTCTGCACGAACCAGTTGTGGATGTGGTTAGCCTTACGCCAATAAGCGACGTTCACGTTTACCGTGGCAAATCTCTCATCATGCAGGCCGTCCATGTTGATTGCCTTCACTAGAGAATCAAAGATTGCTTTCTCTTCTTCCTTGGTGTGACTCCATCCGCTGACAAAACGTCTAGCTTCTAGATACATGTCTAGTCCCATTAGTGCATGTCCTCGTCTGTTTTTGAGCAAGCCATGTCATAGCAGTCTCTGCAATAAAGTCTGCTGTAAAGCTCGACCTCGGCGCAGTTACGGCACGCGCACTCTGTGGCTGGCTCGTTTTCAATTCGTTCTAGTTCTTCCATTATCTGGGTGAACTCTTTGTGACTAAGCGCCATGACTAGTCCTCAATTCTTTCTAGTGGCTCGCCATCAGATTTTTCTATGAGACCTGTCGCGATAACAATCTCGCCTGATGCATTGTCCTCACCAAAAACGGCGTCAGGTAGTTCCCTCAAAACGTATTCCATCAGTTCGTCCATTGTCATAATTAGTTTTCCTCTTTCACTAGTTCAGTCAGCAAATCTTCTGCCTGCTCTTCAGTAATGTATTCGAACTCTCGTGCATTATCTACTCCGCATTGGAGTCCATCATTGAAGCCGGCCTGATAGGCCTTTTTGATTTCTGGGTTTCCATAGAAGTCCATGTGGCTTCCCCTTTCTGTTTGATAGGACAAACGTAGCATAATTCTAAAAATTTGTCAAGCAATCTATGGGCGTGTTTACTGTTCCTTTGGAAATCTTTTTAGTGCCTCTTCTGCTTCTTCCTTGGTCAGTCCTTCTACCTCAAGGATTCCTAGGGACACAGCTGTGAACATCTCTTTGACTTTGTCCATTGGAATTAGTAAGTCGCTATCTTGGGTAGCGTCCATGTCCTCTTCACTGACTTCTATCTGCTCAACATCTCCATACTCTAATTTATCCAAAAAGGAATCAATACCCTCTTCTTCTATGAGGTATCTTATGACTTCGCGGGTTTCTTTTTCTAATCCCAGCTCGGGTCTAATGTTGGTTGAAAAACTAAAACTAGCTGTTGTTTGGTATCTAATCATTGTTAGACCTTCTCTACTTCTATCTGATAACGAACAGGGACTAGGTCTAGCCCTAAGTAATACCTAACTTCCTCTAGGGCTTTGTTATGGGCGTCTGTATCGTTATCAGCTTCGACTGTTGTGCTAACTATTACTCTGTCTGTTATAAAACTGACATTGAAAGATTTCTCTGTCATTGTGTCCTTTCCTATTTAGTACTTGGACTATAGCACATGTAACTGACAAACGCAACTATTGATTTAGGCGCGCCGACAATCTTTCGGACCTTGGCCAGAATGGCATGGAATTCAGTGGCGCGTCTGAGAAATCATCTTTCGTCAAAAGTCTGCCCAGGCGCGACTCCAGGCAACCAATGCAAAGTATTGCTGGTTTGCTTCTAGCGGTTATCGCTGAGTACCAGACCTCGTCTTCAACCATGTAGTACTCATCCGTGCACTGGGTGCAGTCTCCACAGTCGGAGCACTTGAACATGTAGTACGCATCGCAGACGCAACTAGCGTGCGACAAACGGCGCACGCCGTCATCCGAACCGTTAGCGCGTGAACACAGCCACGCCTTAGGCGCGCCGTTAGTCTTTTGTAAGCTCAAGCTCATTGACCAGTCTTCCGTAAATAGAGTTTAGGTCTGCGCGAGCCGCTTCGGTTAGCTCGGTTTTCTTGTCAAAAAGAATCCTCATGAGAGTAAACATCAAGCTCTCCGTTTGGCTTCTGGTGAGCTCTAGCTCCATGTTGTTGTTCATTAGTTACCTGCTTCCGACATTTGATTATCGCAGTCGTGGCACCAGCCACCCCACGCCGTTGTTCCCTTACCCGTTGCTCCGCAGAGCTCGCATGTTTCATTCATAAGAGTTACTATAGCGCGCACGCCGGCATTTGTCAAGTTACTTATCTCTTAGGGAATTCTTTCCTTTTTCCGTGAGGCGATACCTTCCGTTTTCTTCCATAAGCTCGCCGTCGGCTATAAGTCTTTCAATTGCCGTTCTAATGTCTGGATTAATTTCTTGCAAATCTTCTTTAGCGGTTTCGCTCAAAATACTAGACGCAATTAATTTGTCAGCAAACTCTTCCTCCGTTAGAGACTCGAGTTCATCTTCTTCATCTTCTACTTTTTCCCACATCCTTATGTCCGTGAATGTGCTACGTATGCGGTCCGAGGTTTCCTCGTCCGGCGCTTGTACTACAAGCACGCCGTTGAACAGCTCTGGGTCAAAGTGGACTTCCATGCCGTTCTCTCTATAGAAATCTAAAGCGACTTCCCGTATAACTCTGTATGTATAAAGATTCATTCTTGCACGGTAGCATGCCGGTTTTGATTTGTCAAGTTCATTCTAGAAAAAAGAAAACCGACCGCGGTTACATTGAACCGGGCCGGCTTCTTATGATTCGTTAAAAGTTACTTCTTCCGGGCCGCCGGCTTCTTCTTAGCAACAGCCTTCTTTGCAGCTGGCTTTTTCTTAGCGCTCGCCGCTGCAGTGGAAAGCTTCTTTGAAACTTCCTTGGCCGCAGCTTCTGCAACCACACCGAATGCTGGGTCCTTCTTGTTGACCCAACGAAGAATCACTGGGATAAGGGACGCCCACAAGGCGTTGGCCACGAGGAGCCACTCACTGGTGCCGAAGTCAATTGGTGATGCAATACCTGAGGTTTGCATAACAATCATGATTGCTCCAACAACCTGGCCGAAGAGGTTCCTTACGTAGGAATCAATTGCTGCTTTGTTCATGTTTAGCTGTCCTTTCTATAGACGATGGAAGTCTAGCACTAAGGAGCTCAGCTGTCAAATTTGAAGACGCCGCTAACTTTTGACAAACGATTCAAAGTACCTGGATCCGGGAGACCCGTTACGTCAGATCCGGTTCTTCCAATGTTCCGTTGAAACCTGCTGCACGCAGCGGCGGTTGCTGCATCCCATCTACCTGGCTCACATCCCCTGAGGTCCGTCACCGTCGCGAGCGCTAGCTGGATTAGCTCGATCCTTTTGTTCTTATCCCCATAGCGGATGTCTCCGTTCAGGCGGAGAATACTAGGCGCGCTCGCCGCTCCTTTGAGCTCTTCCATTTCAGCGACCGTCATACGTGTGCGGGCCGCGTCGAACAGAACCATTAACCGTTCGTAAAAAGTCTTCCTGGATCCGACCTTCCCGTTACTGAACGCGGGCCGGCAAAAGATTAAAACTTCCGTTACATGTCGGATCTTCTGATGCACGCCGTCTTTCTTTGTGAACGTAGACGCGCCTTCAGTGTTTCCCTCAACCGTGATGAACCGGCCGGTCTTCGTGAATTCTTGGACGTCCGTTACGATCCCACAGTGTGGCATGCCGAATGCTGCAGCAGCCGGTCCAACGTTTGATGAAAAGTTGAAGAGTACAACGTCGCCTGGTTTAGGCGCTCGCGAGATGGAACCCGTGCGAATGCATTCAGCCAGGCCGGCCGCAGAATAAACGAATGATGGAAAGTTTAGATCCGACTCCCGGGCCACCACATCAATGAACGCGCCGCTCCATGGGCCGGCGTCGTAACCAACCTTTTGACCAAAGATGTTACGGCCGCCAAGATCTGAAGTATACCCCAAATATTTCTGAGCGTTAGTTATGAACAGCTCTACATGCGGACCGGGTCCTGGCGTCTTTTTAAACCTCATGAGAGAAGTCTACTGCATTGCTGGCGGCGGAGTAAACGGAGACTTAAATTCTGGTAAGTCCAGTGGGATGTCAGTGTCTGATCCGTTGTTTTTACGAGACGCGATTATTTGCATGTAACGCTCCATAGACGCAGCGTCTAGATTTGATACCCGTGCATAGACGAGACCTAGTTCGAACAACTCAAGATCCGTTAAAAGACTATATGCTTCCTGAGCTAGCGTCGTCAACCTGATGTGCTCGATACGGTTAGAGGCGTTTGGGATGTCCGCTTTTAGGTTCTCATAGTGAGCGCGGGCCGTTTCGATAATCTGTGAAAAGGTCAGATCCTCGTTACCCGTTGAGTAGTTGTTCTCCATTATTTCTCTTCCTTAGGTAGCGCGGGCCGGTCTTGGCCATCCTGGCCGTTTTGGCCATTTTTCTGGCCATGGCCAACTTTTAATGAACCGTCAGAAGTTCCGGATCCGGCGGCTGCATCTTCAGCTTGATCTTTAATGTTCCCCGTCAGATCGACCGGTCCGTCTTTTAATTCTTCGTTAAAAGTTTCAGATCCAGATCCGGTGGCGCTCGCGGTCTCTTCAACAATCTCGGCGTCTACAACATCCGCGCCCTCTTGAGATAGGCGGGCCGCAGTATGAATGGCTCCTGCAGCAAGCCGGTTTAATCTTTCGTTAATAACTTCTGCTGCGGGGCGGACGTCAATATTGACATTCGTATCGATCTCCACGCCGCCTCGAACTCCAGCTCGGTCGAGGATTTCGGTGGCAGCCTTAAGCATAACCGGTTCGCTCTCGGCGTACTCCATCAGCTCTTCAAGTTTGTCAACGGCATATGGGGCGGCTTGCATCAACTTAGTGCGCGCCCGTTCAATATCATCTGAGGTTAGCTTTTTAATACTCCTCAAATGTATCCGGCACAACCCGTCATCCTTTGGACGTCCACTGGACCATAGCATACAGCGGATACCGTCATCCTTGATCTGGCGGCAGCGGTGGGGTTGGCAGAGCGGCTGGCGTTTAGCGGATTTTGGTCCACCGTCCTCTTGCTCTTTTAAGTATAACCTGGTAGAATGAACAACCCAAGGCGGTACTAAGTAATCGCTCGCCGACTCCGCTAAGAGATCCAGGCCGGTTAGGAAGTCTGAGTTGTTATCCGTTGGGACAACAAGTAATGGACGTTTCTCCGCTAATGATAAGAGGCGACGTTCCTTGGTGGTTTCTTTTGATCGGGCCCTTATTAATCCAGTAGGAACTCCGTTGGTTGAAAAGACTGGATCCCAGTTGAGTTTAGCGCGCCGTAATATACCACGGTTCTCGTAGTTATCTTCGCAGATGCCCTTATCGACTTCTTCGATGCCGAGGGTGGAGAGGTCAGCCCTAAGGTCGATGGGGTCATCGATCTGATATTCAGGGACTAAGTCCTTGCTCATGTTAAACGTTCCAATCGTTAGAAGACGGACGACCAGGATCTACTGGGGAGAGGACGGAAATCCTGGCCGCCCTAACTAACAATTGTACATTCGTTAAAAGTTGGTGATTAGTTTGAAAGAATATTTTGAGTGCGGAGAGGGAGAGCGCTACCTTTTTGCCCCTCATAAACAACATTTGGATTAAGCCGACTTCTCTGACTCTGAAATGAATCGACCATAAGCATCACGGTTGATACCATAAGCAGACATGAAGTAAGAAATCTCAACGCGCTTCTCTTGCATGAAGTTGAATACTTCCCAAGCTTCGGACTTGCTAACGAACCCTGGCTTCTTTATCTCAAGGCGGCCGTCGCTAATCCAGTTGTAGATAGTTTTTGGAGTGATGCCCAACTCGTCGGCGAGTGGCCCAATCTTTGATAAGTCTTTAGAGTCCATAAGTCTTTCCAGATAAAAGTAAACCGCCCTATCACTCTAACAGACAGGACGGTTACTTTTTGCCAAAACTCTAGCTCCTTAAAATCCCGCTAGGGTTTAAGCGATATTCAGTTGTGGGCACAGTCAACCACATCTCCCCTCTCCCAAGGAAAGTGGTTAACCCTTTGAAGGCTTCTTCTTTGTAGAGTCTGCCTTCTTTTTTGATGGGGCCAAGTCTGACTTGTCCTTCACCAAATCTAATGTACTACCTTTTGGCTTAGGTGATTTTTTCTTTTCCTCTGCCGCGAGTCTGGCTCTGTGGTCTGCCTCGGTCGCTCTAGCTATAAACTCCTTAAGCCGAACAAGTTCATCGACTTCTTCCTGAGTCTTCTTTGGGAGTCTGCCGGTCAGGTTTAGGACCAGCTGATCCCACCATGTAAACTTCATCTTTATCTCCTGAAATGTTCGTTAGTCCTCATAGTATCATTTTTTTCTATTGGTTGAGCTCTGGCCTATTTGCTGGAAACTCCCTCAAGACAGTGGCCTGTCCGTAAGCACAGCCATCACAAAGGAGCTTGGTCTTGTAGGCAGACTCCTCTTTGATTACTCCTTGATCTGTCATGTTCATAGGGTAAAGCTTCACATTCTCAGTACCGCAGGCTTGGCAGGTTGTTGGGATTAGCCATTGGAGAAGGTCATTCTTAGTTGGGTCAGCATCCATGGAAGCTCTAATTCCTAGAGCTAGGGCGTGTCGCCCACCATTGCCAACGCTCTTTCTCATGAAGTATCTGGTA